AAAAGCGTCTCGCTCCTTTTCCCAGTCGCTCATGACTAGCTCCATTCCGTTAGGGTACTGATTGCGACATCGCAAGCCAGTAAGTCTCCAGTAGGCAGGTTCAGCACTTTAGGGCTGGACACGCTGCCTACGTTGAACACGATGCTCGATGCTTCGAGAAGCTGGAAGAGGCGTACTACATCGTCCTCAATTCCTGCGAGGTTTCCTTGATTGTCCAGTAATGGCACAAGGATAGTAATAGTGAAGTTCGCTAGTGGTGCAATGGCTGTGTAGTCATTATTGCTAGGCACTAGATAAGGATCAGCAGGGCTAACAATAACGCTGTTAGCGATAGGCGTAGCAGGTGGGAACGAGAACACGCTCCATTTGCTGTTGTCAGTTAGGGCAGCCGCTATTGTGCTGCGAAGGGTAGTTATCGCTGGCATCAGCCCACCATAGAGTTAGGGCTTAGGTAAGGTGCTAGTAAGCCTCTTACGCGAGCCATGAGCTGGTTAGACATTGTGTAAGGGCTTGGAGCATAGCCGTCAATAGATACGCCCTGTCCAGTCGGTGCCTGTCTGGCTTGCCAAATCGAAACGCTAATCATAAGGCTTGCTTCCTGAATAGCAGGGATGGTTGTGTAATCTACATAGGTATCTGCTGCCGCTGTGCCGTAAGGGTTAATCGGGTGAAAGGTTGCAGGAGTGTTGTTGTTGCCTGTTATTGCGTAGGTTACTGACTTCTCACCTACGCCTGTGATGGTCTTATTGCCGTTATGCTTTGAGCCGCATCCTGTGATGCTTAAGACTTGACCAACGTAGAACACGTCTTGCACATAGTCATTAAAGAATGAAGTGCCTGTTGTGGCGGTGTTGCTGTGTCCAATAATCGGAGTCGTATTAGTCCATAGAAAAGGCAACAAGACGTTATCACTTGCATCGCAGACTGACTGCAAGACTGCATCAGTATAGAGAGTTCCAATACCGAGGGCGGTACGAAGCTCTGCGACTGTTGTGATGCTCATTGTTATCCTTTCTAAAGACTAGGGGAGCTGCAAGGGCTCTGGCAGCCCCCCTAGCGACTTAGGGTGTTGCTATTATGTAAGGTTGAACTTACGTACGCCCTTACCTGACTTAGCCAAGTAAATTGCGAGGTATCCGTAGAGGTTGATTTCAATCTCGCCAGATGTAAGTACGTTCACACGAAGCTGTGTAGTTGGTGACTCCCAGACGTAGACTGATGATGGAGCAACGAGGAACGCAGAGTTATCTACGATGCCTGATGCTGCGATGTTGTGATCCACGATGAGGTCTGTACCAAGTACGCCACCGACAACGCTTGTAGCAACTGCGTTGCCTGATGCGTTCTGTGTTGCGCCTTGTGCTGAGTAAAGTGCGCGACCTGTTGTGTCAGCGTATCCTGCGATTGCTGCCCACTGGTCTGTTGATGCAACGAGCTTGTTAGCGAAGTCTCCACCAGTACCCTTGTATGCGGCTGCGCCTTCTACAGAGATGAATGACTGAAGTCCTGCTGCTGTTGCTGCTGTTGTAGCGGCTGCGGTGCCGTCTGCGATGAAAGCGTTGAGAAGTGCTGTATCTGTTGCCTTCTCGTATGCCTTGCGAAGTTCTGCCATCATGAGTTCCATGAACGCAGGTGATGAACGATCTACAAGCTCGAAAGATACGCGCTGTAGTCCAGAGAACTTGTTGATTGAAACTGTGTCATAAGCAGATGTCATGCCAGTCTCTGATGGTGCTGCACCTTCGTTGGTGTCTGCAACTGTTGGAGCGACATCAGCAGATGAAGCGTTTGTGTAAAGACGTGGGACTGTGAATGACATCCCGCTGTCAATAAGTGCCTGACGTGTTGCTGCCTCAAACGCTGGACGTCCTGTGAAGGTGTCTGTGATGAATGTGTTGAGGTGCTGTGGGAGTGTGAGACCTGTGTTGGTTGATGTTGAATCGTCTGCTGCGCGTACTACGCGGCGGGCTTCGTCATCACCGAGGGCTGACTTGATAGATGCTTCGAGGTATTGCGCTCCTGAAATAGGTGCAACGCGCTCGCGGGTGTAGTGAGATGCTGCAACTGTTGGGCGAGCTGCTTCTTCGGCTGCTGCTTCAACTGCTGGAGCTTCTACCTGTGTGGTTGATTCTTCCACAATGGGCTCGCTTTCTGGTTGGGTTTCAGCAGGGATAACTTCCTCTGCTGCGATCTCTAACACTTGAGCAGACTTAAAGGCTGGCTCTGTTACTAGAGAAACTTCTTTTAACTTCGCTGCTGTAACAACTGTGTGACCTTCGCGTGATGGTGCTGACTTAATAATCTCTGCACCGATTGAAAGTCCGGAAACGAGACCTTCGCTAGCCATGACAAGTGCATCGTTGCCACCTGTGGAACGTGACAACTTGAAGGTTGCATAGATGCCGTCTGGTCGTACTGTGGCTGTAACCATGCGTCCTACTGGCTTCTTCATGTCGTGCTGTGATAGCAATTTAATCTTTGACGGATCGTCAATTTCAATAGAACCAGCCTCGAATACAACGCCACCAAGATTAGTGTTGCCGATTTCGCCTGTTCCCATTGGGACAATCTTGCCGCTAATTTCGCGGCGTTCTTCGCTGCATTCGATAGAGGATGCTTCGATGTATAGAGTCTCCATTAGAGCCCCTCACTTCCGTTAGGTGTTAGGTCTGTCATTTCCATAGCTTGTTCAGTTGTAATCAGCCCTAGAGTTATCATCTTCTCGACTACTTCAAGTTCCTTCATTGGGTCTTGTTTGAGGAAAGTGTCAAAGACTGCAAAGCGAACTTCGTGCCCAGCAGTTGAGATGTCATCCATAGATAGACGAGTCTGAATAGCTTGAATGTAAGGCTCGATGCTAAGCGCGAAGAATTGCTTGCGCTCTTCTGTCACGTTTGCATAAGTCATAGTTGTGTTCTGGTCTGCTGACAAGTAATACGCAGGTACGTTCATAGCGCGAGCAATTTCAGTAGATAGGTTCTGAATCGCCTCGTTATACATCATGTCTTTAGGTGAGAACTGTGTGGACTGGAACTCGAGAGTGCTAGTGAGATAGGCAGTACTGTTGTTATTTCTGCTTCGTTTCCAAGCTGCGAGAAGTCCAGAGACTTCAGCAGGTGGTAGGTCTGCGCCTGTATTCTTTAGGATACCGCTAGACATTGGAGTAGCTGAAGCAATTGCAGCAGCTTTGTTAATGTCAATCGCTGACTGGATTGTGCGACCAGCGCGCTCTAACACGCCCTCATCAAAGCCCTGAATAGTTACGATGTCATTCATGGCGATAGGTGCAGCATCGACATAATACTGGGTGACCATGATGCCCTCTAGGTCAGTTGTGAATGTAACGCGAGCGTTTGCAATCCATTCGAACGCGGCAGGGCGTCCATCTTCCTGATAACGCTCTGTGACGCGAAGATAAGAGACTCCGTAGAACAAGAGTGAATCTACGATCCAGCAAATAGTAATAAATGATGGCTGATTCTTTGCTAGTTGATTAACCCAGCGAGGAGCAGCAATCTTTTCGCCTGTGCGCTTGTTGTAATACTCAAGTGGGATACCTGCGATAGTTCCGGCAATAAGGTTGCGGGCTCTGGCTACAGAAGCCACGCTCATCGCATCTTTGCGAGAGACTCGGAGCTGAATCGCGTTATAGAGTGAGGGCAGATTCTCGCCCATGACCTGTGGCGCAAGCTGCGCTTCTAATATTTGTGGCTTACGCGAGAAGAGACCCATAGAAGGCAATTATACACTACATATAGATTATTCTGTGTATATAGCCGCTACCTGTTGTGGTTTGTAAAGCATGTGAACAACCATGGCGGTTGCAATCGCGCCAGAGACATCGCCAGCGCTCTTGCGTTTAACAATGCGCCAAGCCGAGTCATTAACCTTGGCTGCGCAGTTATTCATCTGCTGAATCCAGTTCTCCTGACCCGCATGAACAACCCTATGGTTCACCAGTCCATCGAGCAGGTCTCCGCAAGCCTGATAGAACGATGCGCCAGAGATGTCTTGGGTTATGCAGCCCGCGTTGCTTAGCTTGTCCGCTATCGATTGCGCTGTGTATTTATCGAAGCAGATTTGGCGGGGTCTGTAGTTATCCGCCCATGCTTTAATATCCGCCGCAATTTTAAGATCATCGACTGACACTTGGCTTTCCCATGTTTGGAGTATGCCAACTCCGATTCGACCATCTGGCAATATTTGACCAGCCACGAGGCTCGCATTTCGCCGAGATGGACTAACATCGAATGCAAAGACTGTATAACCACCCACAGGAATCTCGAGTGTTGAGTCGCTCGTATCTTCAAGAACACCATGAGGCCAAGGAGACGCGAGGCTATCAATCCATTGGCATAGCAACTCAGTTCTAGTATTTTCAATCGGGCTAGTAGCCACAGCTTCTTCAAGGGCTTCCTCACTTATCGTATATCCGAGTGCTGGATTGGCTTGAGCCCAACCTGCACGATCTGTAATCTTGCAATACTGGGGAGCTGAGTACTCGTAGAATCCAAAGCTCTTAGGCGGGTTCTCTAGCGCCCTTTCTCTCATGCCATTAAGGACTACCGAGAAAGCGTCTCCTGCATTAGAGGTAAGAAGCGTCTGAGCGTTTGGACGCGCTCTAGTTGTAGGGATAGCCGCTC